CCCCGCTCGCAGTGTGTACGGGTCTCGCGATTTCTCGAAAGTTCGGCGCCTGATGGCCGGCCGCGGACCCGCCCCATCGCCGCCCAGCCAGCGCCGTCGGCGCAACGAGCCGGCGCGCGGCGAGTGGCATGCGCTGCCCGGGATCGGCTGGCAGCACGGCGAGATTCCGCGGCCGCCGGCCCGTCTTCGCAAGGCCAGCCGCGAGGCGTGGGACGTGTGGCTCCGGGCCTGGTACGCGGCCCACTGGCGGCCCGAGGACCTGCCGGCGCTGCGCCAGGTCATCCGCCTGTACGATCAGCTCGAGCGCGGCGACTTCCGGAAGGCCTCGGAGCTCCGGCAGCTCGAGGATACCTGGGGCATCAGCCCGAAGGGCCAGCAGGAGCGCCGCTGGGCACCGCCCTGGAATCAGCCAGGCGTGCCCGCCGAGCCCGAGCCCGAGGCGCCGAAGAAGGCGGCCCCGAGCCGGTATGGCCACCTGAGGTCGGTCGGATGAAGGGCTGGCGGCCGCAGTACGACGGCGACTTCCCGACGCTCGGCTGGGGCGTCCTCGAGCACGCCACCGCGTTCCTGCCGTCGCCGGCGGACGAGGCGCTGCCCTGGGTCTTCACCGACGAGCAGGCACGCCGCGTACTCCGCTTCTACGAGCTCGATCCCGAGACCGGCGAGTTCATCGTTCGCCGCCGTCGCGACGAGGAGGCGAAGGGCTGGGGCAAGAGCCCCGACGCCGCGGCGCTCTCGATCGAGGAGTTCGTCGGGCCCGTGTGCTTCGACGGCTTCGACGCCGACGGCCAGCCGGTCGGCGTCCCCTGGGGCACCGGGACCCGGCCCCCGCCCTGGCTCCAGATCGCGGCAGTCAGCGAGGATCAGACCGACAACACCTACGTATCCATCTACGAGATGCTCGGGGCTCGGGGCGGCCGGGTGGCCGAGGAACTCGGGATCGATCTCGGCCGGACGCGTCTCTACCTCCGCGGTCGCCGCGGACGGCTCGAGCCCGTCACCGCCTCGGCCGGCTCGCGCTCCGGCCAGCGGATCACGTTCGCCGTCCTCGACGAGACCCACCTCTGGACGCCGCGCAACGGCGGGATCAAGCTCGCGGCGACGATCCGGCAGAACCTGGCCAAGATGGGCGGACGGTCGCTCGAGACGTGCAACGCGCCCATCCTCGGCGAGAAGAGCGTGGCCGAGGAGAGCGGGACGCCCGAGGCCGGCGTCCTCCAGTACGCGACCCGGCCCTCGAAGGAGCCGCAGCCGGACTGGTCCGACGAGCAGCTGCTGGATGGCCTTCGGGAGGTCTACCGCGACGCGCCCTGGATGCTCGAGCACCTCGAGCGCCTCCTCGCCGAGATCCACGATCCGGCAACGACCTGGGACGACGCCCTCCGGTTCTATTTCAACATCCGGTCCGCGGGCATCGCCCGGGCGGCGGATCCGCGGGCCTGGGACGCGCTCAAGGCGCCGCGCGACGTGCCGGCCAAGACCAGGATCGGCGCCGGCTTCGATGGCTCGGTCAGCCGCGACGCGACCGTCCTCCGCGGCTGCACCGCCGACGGCTACCGGTTCACGATCGAGAGCTGGGTCCGGCCGCGCGGCCGCGCCATGGACGTCTGGCAGGCGAAGCACCCGGGCGAGGACTGGCACGTGCCCCGCCTCGAGGTCAACGCCGCGATCGACAGGATGTTCGTGACCTGGGACGTCGGCCTCATGCTCTACGACCCGCCCTACTGGTACAGCGAGGGCGAGGCCTGGCAGCGCCGCTACGGCGAGGACCGGGTGAAGCCGCTCGACACGAACCAGGCGCGCCTGTTCGCCCCGATCGTCGACCGCTGGCGGACGGACATCGCCGCCGGAAAGCCCGGCTTCACCCACGACGGCGATCCGGTCGTCACCTCCCACGTCCTCGCCGCCCACCTCCGCAAGGTCCGGCTCATCGATCCCGACGACGACGGCCGGACCCGCTACGTCCTGGTCAAGGGCGACGACCGAGGCCTCATCGATGGCGCGATCGCCGACGCGCTCGCCGGCGAGGCCGCGGCGACCATGGGCGAGGCGGCCCCGAAGCCCAAGCCGCTCGTCGTCATGGGCCGGCCCTGGGGCGAGGCGCGGCCGCCGCGCCGGTCGCGGCGCGCTGCAGCCGACCCGGCCGGGGAGACGGTGGGATGACGCGGCGCACCTGGCTCGTCGACCTCGTTGCGACGGTCATCGTGGCCGTGACGATCACCCTCCTGGTGGGCCTCGCTGGCGGCCCGTTGTGGGCCCAGGTCGGCTTCGGCGTCACCTTCTACCTCCTGCGACCCGTGGGGCGGCCGCGATGAAGGCTCGCCTCCGCGCCGTCCAACTCGACGCCCGCCGCTCCTACACCGCGCTCGTCGTGGGCGCCTTCGCCGCGTTCGTCCTCGGCGTGGCCCTCAACTTCGGGCTCGGCTGGGCCCTCATGGCCGGCGGGCTGCCGACGGGCCTCATCGGCCTCGTCGGGCTCGGCCTCACGACGAGGATCTCCAGGTGAACCGGCTCACCGCCGGGCATCGCGCGGCGATCGCCGTGGCATTCGAGGCCATCCCGGAGCGGATCGTGAGCAGGCTCCGCCACGTCGATGTGCTCACCGGGACGGATCCCGTGTTCGCCGGCCTGCACGGCTTCGAGGTCATGTCCTTCGGCCGTTCCTACCGCACCACTGCGCACGCCTCGCTCGGCCGCCACACCGCTGACGGCCGGACGACGATCGTGCTTCCGACACCCGAGGAGCCGATCATCATCGTCCACGAGCTCGGGCACGCCTTGGACGAGGCGCTCGGCGAGATCCACGAGGCCGAGCCAGTCACCTGGTACGCCGCGACCGATCGCCTCGAGGCCTTCGCCGAAGCCTGGACGGTCTGGGTCGCCGAGCGCTCCGGTCTCGAGCTCGGGAGTTGGCGATCGCACTACGCCGACAGCCGGCCGGATCCGGCGATCGCCGCGTTGTTCGAGGAGCTCGCGGCATGAACGCCCTCGAGCTCGTCGCCCGGTCCGTCACGCGCCCGCTCGTCGGCCGGGTCCGCTCGAGCGGCCTGACGCTCGATCAGGTCCTCGAGCTCTTTGCCTCTGACGGGGCGCTGCTGCTGCCCCAGACGCTGCGCGTCGACCGCGAGGAGATCGAGAGCAGCTTCGTCGGCTACGTCAACGGCCTCTACCAGCGCAACGGCATCGTGTTCGCGGTCCTGGCCACGCGCTACCTGCTCTTCTCCCAGATCCGATTCCAGTTCCAGCAGCTGCGCAACGGCAACCCGGGCCCGCTCTTCGGGACGTCCGAGCTCGGGCTCATCGAGAGTCCCGACGAGGGCCGCTCCACGTCGGATCTGCTCGCCCGGATGATGCTCGACAACGACCTCGCGGGCATCGGCTGGACGGTTCGGATGGGCGATTCGCTCCGGCGCCTGCGGCCCGACTGGACGGCGGCCGTCTTCGGGTCGGCGCGCGAGGGCGCGCTGCCCGGGGATCCTGATTCGAAGCTCATCGGGATCGCGTACAAGCCGGGCGGCCACGGCTCGGGCGAGCCGGTGATGAGCTTCATGCCCAACCAGGTCGCGTGGTTCAGCACCAACCCCGACGGCCTCCGCAACATTGTCGGGATGCCCTGGCTCGCCCCTGTTCTGCGGGAGGTCACCGCCGACAGCCAGGCCACGACCCACAAGCTCGCCTACTTCCGGAACGCCGCGACCCCGAACCTCGCGATCACCCTGCCCGCCGGCATGGACGTCGAGGAGGCCGAGGAGTGGATCGAGCTCATGGAGCAGGAGCATCGGGGCGTCACGAACGCCTTCCGCTCCATGTACTTCGCCGGCGGCGCCACGGCCCAGAAGATCGGGGCCAACCTCGACGACATCGACTACCGCAACGTCACCGCGGCGGGCGAGAACCGGATCGCGGCCGCCGGCCTCATCCACCCCGTCCTGCTCGGCTTCACCGACGGCCTGCAGGGCTCGAGCCTCAACCAGGGCAACTTCGCGGCCGCGGCCCGCTGGACCGCCGACCGCCTCCTTTACGGCGCCTGGGGCAACGCGGCAGGCTCGCTCCAGCGCCTCATCCGGCTGCCGAACGGCGGCACGCGCCTCTGGTACGACGTCCGCCAGGTGCCGTTCCTCCGGGACGCGATCAAGGATCGCGCCGCGGTCATCCGGTCGGACGCCACGGCGATCAGCGGCCTGACGAAGGACGGCTTCGAGCCCGATTCGATCGTCGACGCCATCATGGCCGATGGCGACTGGACCCGGCTCGTCCACACGGGGCTCGTGTCGGTCCAGCTCCTGGCGCCGGGTACCGAGCGCCCGGCCCGTGCGGCCGAGTCGTTCACCGTCTCGGTCTCGATGCTGCGCTCGATGCTGGCCGAGGGTTGGACGGCGGCGCGCCCGGCCGACGAGACGACCATCCGGGCGTCGATCGCCGCGGCCTCGCGGGTCGCGCTGCCCTCGACGCCCTACACGGTCCGCTCGATCGAGACGTTCTGGCCGGTGTCGGGCCGCCTCGCCGAGCTCGGGACCGTCGAGGCCGGAACGGAGCTCGCGTCAGACCACGCCGTGGTCCGCGAGTTCCCGGCGCTCTTCGCCCCCGTCGGCGAGGCCTCGAGCGGCCAGATCGTAGATCGCGTCACCGTCATGCGGAAGCGGACCGAACTCATCGCCGCCGGCCGCCCGGCGGGCATCGACAGCCTGGCTCGCGAGCTCAACGTGAGCCGGGAAACCGTCAGACGCCGCCTTCGGGCCGGCAGAGAGGACCAGGGGTAGGAAGCGATGGCCACGAACGAGGACCAGGCGCAGTACGAGCGGGCCATCCGCCGGGCTGTCGAAAGCGTCGGGCGCGTGAGGCGCCCGGCCGACTGGCAGCCGGCCGACTACCGCCGGTTCGAGAAGGCGCTCCTGGACAACGGCTACGAGCTCGTCAAGGTCGCGGAGGACGGCTCCGATGGCTGACTTCCACTACACGCCGGTCAAGCAGAAGCTCCACAAGGCCGATCTCGACTTCGATACGGTCGATCTCCGGGGCAAGCTCTGCATGTCGAACACGACCGCCGACACCGACCAGGACGCGGCGAACCTCGCCGCGATCGGGACGCTCGACGAGTACGACGGCTCGGGCTACACCGAGATCGACTACGCCGGGATCACCGTCACCGAGGACGACCCGAACAACCGGAGCGAGATCCATGTCAACGCGGGGACCTTCGGGGCGACGATCGCGGCCGGGACTCGGAACGCGGTCGGCCTGCTCTACTACGTCCGGGTCGACGGCACTGCCGCCAATGACTACCCGGTCGCCTGGAAGGACCTGACCCCGTTCGCCGGGAACGGCGGGGCGATCAACTTCACAGAGAACGCCGAGGGCGTCCTCCAGCTCTAACCCGGGAGGGAGGTACCTCCCGTGGCAGCGTCGCTCAAGACTGCCGGCACATGGGCCCGCATGGTCACCGACGGGGGCACGGTGGCCATCCCCGGCTCGCCGTCCGCCGGCAACCGGATGCTCCTGTACGGGACGTGGAAGGACTTCGCGATCACGGTCGCGAACCCTTCCGGCTGGACCCCGATCGGGACCGTCTTCGCTGACGGGGCGGTCAACGCCGGCAACGGCCTCGGCTCGGTCGACGTCATGGCCTGGTATCGAGACTGGCAGTCCGGCGACGCCGCACCCGCCATCGACTACTCGGCCGCCCCGACCGAGGGCCTGTGGGTCATCCAGCTCTGGCAGAAGGACGCCGGCGACGTCTGGGACACGCCCCTGACGGCCACGGGCGCCATCGCGGCCGCCGACCCCTTCACCGTCAACGCCTCCTCGACCCTCACCATCCTCGACGGCAGCATCGTCGAATGCCTGATCGGCCTGCGCGACGACTCCTCGACCCTCGCGCGGGCCACGGACGCCATCGACGACACTGGCGGGCTCGTGACGTGGAACGGCAATTACGTCGAGTCCCCCGCGACCCACATCAGCTCGTCGACCGGCAACGACATGGCGGCCGACCTCGGCCACCGCCTCGTCACCACTGGTGCGGCAGGGGTCACGCTCCACGCCGACGGCGACCCCGCCGCCGCTGAGACAGGCGGGGCGAAGTTCATCGTCATCAGGGCGGCGCCGGCCGCGACCTCGGTCCAGCCATCCCCGGTCGCGCTCGCCCCCGCCGTCACGTCGCCGACGATCTCGCTCGCCTACTCGGTCGCTCCCTCTCCGATCGGGCTCGCGCCCGCGATACCGGCGCCGACGATCAGCATCGACCAGGCCGTCGCCCCATCGCCGGTGGCACTCGCGCCGGCGGTTTCTGCCCCGGCGGTCGAGAATGTCCTCTCCGTCTTGCCGAGCCCCGTCGCTCTCTCGAGTGCCATCCCGGCGCCGACGATCGAGACGCCGCTCGGCCTCTCCCCGTCGCCTGTCGCTCTCGCGAGCGCCGTACCGGCCCCGACCCTCGAGACGGAGCTCGGGATCTCCCCGTCCCCAGTTACGGCGTCGCCGATCGTCCCGGCTCCCGCGGTCACGACCGAGCTCGGGCTTTCCCCCGCGCCGATAGCGCTCTCGGCTACCGTCCCGACACCGACGGTCGAGTCGGTCCTGACGGTCGCCCCGACGCCGGTCGTCGTCGTCCTCGCGGTTCCAACTCCAACGCTCGGTCTCGAGCTCGCTCTCTCTCCCGACCCGGTCGCCGCCCAGGCCGCGGTTCCGAGCCCGACGATCGGGCTCGTCCTGGCGCTCTCGCCCGGGCCCGTCGCCGCGATGACGGCCGTGCCACTCCCGGATATCGAAGTGGCGGGGGGCGAACGTCTCGTCCAGCCGGCTCCGGTCGCTATGGCGCCGACCGTACCGGCGCCGTCGCTCGAGTTCGCCCTCTCGCTCTCTCCGACTCCGGTCGCGGCGACCCTGTTCGTTCCGGCTCCGCTCCTCGGCCTCATCCTGGCCCTCTCTCCGGCGCCGGTTCGGATCGATACCGCGGTCCCGAGCCCGAGCGTCGGGGCGGCGGTCCTGACGCTCTCTCCGGCGCCGGTCGGCCTCACGCCCCGGGTCCCGGCTCCGACCGTCGGTGTGGCCGCCACAGGGCCGCCGGTGGCGGCCACCGTCACGCTCGACGGCCGCTGGGGCGGCAGCGTCCAACTCCATCCGACCATCAGCGGAGAGGTGACACGACATGACTGACTTCCAGATCACCCGGGGCGACGACGCCTCGCTCGCGGTCGCCCTGACGGACGCCGAGGGCAACCCGGTGGATCCCGACACGATCACCTGGGCGGCCTTCACCGTGAAGCGCGCCTACCGGGACGAGGACATCGACGCGCTGATCCGGAAGGATCTCGGATCCGGGATCAGCTCGGACGGCACGAGCCTGCTCGTCGCGATCGCGGCAGCTGACACCGCCGCCCTGGTGGTGCCGCTGGCGCTCGTCTGGGACATCGAGGTCATCGACGACGGCGAAACCCACACGGTCGCCGCCGGGATCCTCCGGATCGTGCCCGACGTGACGCGGAGCTCCGGCTACGTGCCGGGGTCGGGGTCGTAGCGCGATGCGCCACTTCGTGATGACCCGCTCGGCCTACGGGCCGGCCTGGGATCGGGCGGCGAACGCCCGGCGGCTCGAGGTCACCCGCGCGGTCACCGCGCGCCTCATGGCCGCCCAGAGCGCGCCCGACTGGACCTGGATCGTGCTCCTCGACGTCCGTGACCCGTTCCTCGCGGAACGTCAGGCGCTCTACGCCGCGTCGGCGCCGGCGTTCATCCCGATCGCCTGGCGGCCGCCGGGCGATACCGACGTCGTGCCGATGACGCCGGCGAGCATCGCGCGATCGCGACAGGCCGCGGTCAACTATGCCGCTCCGTGGCGGGAGGCGATCGGGCCGGCTGATGACCAGGTGCTGACGACCCGGATCGACGATGACGACGGGTTCGCGCCCGATGCCCTGGCGCGCGTCCAAGCGGCGGCCACAGGGCTCACGGAACGCACCGCGCTCATGCTCCCGGTCGGCGTCCACCTGTGGGCCGGGCGGTACTCGGTCGTCCGCCACGAGCGGAACGCGATGCATACCCTCGTCTCGCCTCCCGGCGATAGCTGGTGCGTCTACGACTACGGACATACGAAGGTTGCCCGCTGGATGCCGGTCGTCATGGTCGACGAGGCGCCGGGCTGGCTGTGGGTGCGCCACCGTGACACGATCTCGATGGCCCGCAACCCACGTCAATGGGCCGGACGGTCGCCTGCCCCGATCACGCCCGCGCTCCGCGAACTATTCCCGATCGACTGGCGGGTCGTATGAGAGTCATCTGCGGGCCGGTGAACACCGCCGGGAGTGCCTACCGCCTCGCTCACGCCCTCCGGCGCGAGGGGATCGAGGCCGAATCGGCGGCCATCGCCTACTCCGCCCGTCGGACGCCGCTCACCTGGCCCGTGGATCACCTTCTTCCAAACCGCTGGGCGACTCCCGATCATCGACGCTACCTCGCCCGGTTCACCCACTCGATCCTGTGGAGCGGACTGTCTCTCAGACGACCCGGCAGGTGGTTCGACGAGGATCAGCCGGTCGGCCGCGAGGCCGTTCTCACGGTCGGATCGGAGCTCCGCGTGCCGGGGGTCCATCGGCGGCTCGAACCGTGGTCGCCCTTCGGCGATGATGCTCTGAGTCAGAGGCTCGTCCCCTACGCGGCCCGGTTCCACCGTCGGCTCGCCCGTCGGAAGGTGCCGCTGTTCGTCCACACCTGGGGGATGCTCGACTACGCCGACGCCGTGGTCCTGCCGATCATCGGCGACCCGTTGTCGGTCGGGCCGCTCCTCAGACGCAAGCGCCCGCTCGTCCTGTACGCCCCGACGAACGGGCTCCTGAAGGGTGCCCGCCACGTCGAGGCGACGGACTGGGCGGGCTTCGAGCTCGTCCGTCCGGCGCTGCTCCAGCCGGCCGAGATGGAGGCGTCGATCCGCGACTGCGACATCGTCCTCGGGGGCATGGTCCTCGGCGACTACGGCCTGACCGAGATCCAGGGCATGGCCGCCGGCCGGCTCGTCATCGCCAACGTCGGGGAGCGGGTGCGAGCCAAGATGCCCGAGGATCCACCGATCGTCCACGCAACCCCCGATATCCTCGGCTCGGTCATCGCCGATGTCCTCGCAAACCGGAGCCGCTACCGCGAGATCGCGGCCCGGGGGCCGGAGTTCGTCGAGCGCTGGCACGACGGCCGCTACTCCGTCGCCCAGCTCCGGCCGTTCCTTGGGCTAAATCAGGTGGCGGCATGATCGAGAGGGCCCTCGCCGCCGCCCGTGACTTCCGGGAAGTACGGCTCGACCCGCACCGCCCGACGAGTTCGATCGAGGCGGACGTCCAGCACTGGGCCGATGCCCTGGGGCTCGGGCAGTTGGCGTGGACCGTTCACGAGGACGGGGCCGAGACGACGGTTGACGGCCTGACGCTCCGCTACACCCGCCGCCGCTGGGGCGAGGGGACGGATGCGATCTGGATCGACGAGCTCCGGGTCATCCGGCCATGCCAGACCTGCGGAGTGCCGGACGCAATCCCCCTCCCGCGCCAACTGCCGCTGCTGTCTCTGGGCCTAGCCCTCGAGACGGACCGCCACCCCTACCATCGGTGATCTACTTCGTCACGCCCGCCTGGGGACGGTTCGCCCTCTCGAACGTCTGCTTCGAGCAGCGCCGCCGGGTCATCGAGACACTCGCAGCCGCGGGCGTGGAGGCCCGCTGCGTCGTCGTCGCGGATGACGAGAACCTCGATCTCGCCCGGGCTTGCGGCTTCGATGTCGTCGAGCAGTCGAACGAGTGGCTCGGCCGGAAGTTCAATGACGGCATGGAGTACGCCGGGGAGCACGGGGCCGACTGGATCGTGCCCATCGGGAGCGATAGCTGGATCGATCCCGCCTACTTCCTGCCGCTGCCCGAGCGTGGCACCCGGACCTCGCCGGCCTATTGCGTTGTCGAGCGGAACCGGATGGCCGAGCTCATGGTCCGCGACGCGAAGGGCGCGGGGCCGTACATGTTCCCGCGAGCGCTCCTCGCACCGTCGTTCCGGCCGGCGGTCGACGAGCTTCACCGTGGGATTGACGCCTCCACCGTCCGCGGCCTGGAGCCGGATTGGCAGCCGCGCACCC